GCAGTTGCAGCTTTGTTAGCAAGTATTGCTATGTTAACACTTGGATTAAATAATGCATAATGTAACAAATATGAAATCATAGTTGTTGATTTACCTGATTGTCTAGGCAACTTACATATTGTAAAACGATTTTTGTGAAAAGTACCCACCATCTCCTTTTGGAAGGGGTACATCTTGAATGGTATTAAACCCTCGTCCAGAGATACAATTCTGACATAGGTTTGTATGAAGTAGAGTGGGTCATCATTACATCTTGCGTATTCTTGTAGTTGTTTCTTTGTCCACTCCTGTTGAACATTCGCTTTTTTAAGATTTGGATTACCAAGATAGGTAAAGTCATTCATTTGTCTTTCCCTTTAACATCTTTTGTAACTCAGCAGTAGAACCAACAAACAATGCGTTGGTAACATTCTTTGGTGCAGAGTTTGGAACTTCTTTAAGTTTCTTCATCTTCTCTTGTAGGTCACCAAGTTTTTCTGTAACCTCTGCGACCTGTTTGATTAGATTACCAGCGACTTCATAACCTCTGGGGTGGTCAGACTCTTTTGCAACATTGAGTATACCCTGTATCGCATCTTGACCTTTTTCTATAAGATTATAAAAGTTATCTCTCTGATATTTGTAATCTGCATCAACATCCTCTAAATCATCAGATGGTTTAGGTACAGGTTCACTAACAACAACCTCTTTCGGTGTAGGTTCTGAAACTCCTAGAACCTCATTGAGTATGTCATCTGCGTCTTTCATAACTAATCATTGGTTGATGTCTTGTCCGTACCAGCTGGTTGAGTTGTATCTCTATCCTTTGCATCTTGAAAGAAAGATACAGTTTCACTAAAACCAAAATCGTCATCAGAGTCGGCAGAAACTGGGTCTGGTGTAACTGTGTATCTCTGTTCTCTCTTTGGTGATTGGTCTTGTAGATTTGCATATTGGTCAACTTGTACAGTTTTGATAACTTTTGCAGAAGTAACAGGGCCGTATAGATAAAACTTTGCTGTAAAAGCGAGTGTATAGATAATGGCTCTTCTATCTGCATAATCACCACGATAACTATCTTCATAACTTATACTGTTAAGAACAATGGGTATATCTCTTTTAACACCCATGTCTGCCATGTCATTTATTGTAAGTGTATAGTCTGGTTGAAAGAAAGGCACTATCTGTTCTATTATCTGTAAAGCATCATCTGAGTTTTTTGCCATTGCATATAGTTCCATGTCTAGGTTATATGGAACAGGCATAAACTGTGAGTCTAATTTATTAGAATCGTCAGAGGCAGTTTTAACTTTCTTAAACTTCTGCACACGATTTAGTTTTCTTGCTGGGTCATATGCAAGGTTCTGTATCTCAAAACCTAATCGTGGTAATGTGATTGCAACCTTTGTATTTAAGTTTGCATCTGCATCTAATCTAGATAACCACTTTTGTTTCGGCCCGTATGCGAGTGGAACTTTCATTGTCTGTGTAACAGTACCACTGTTATTTTTTCTTACTAAATTTATATTATTAAATAGTGTACCAAATGAAATAATGACTTTTCGCATTGTCTCATGGTAAAATTGTTGTCCTAACATTATTTTCCTCCAGCATCACCAAATGGATTTGTTTCTGAGAAATCCAGAACATCATCGTCCAGTTGATCAAATAGTTCATTTTGTGCAGACGTATCTAAGTCTGTAGTCGTTGTACTTGAGTCACCTACTATATAGGTTTCTTGTAACAAGTATTGTTTATCACCACTATCAGCTGCATTTTCAAGTATTATATTCTCACCAGCAGAAGTGTCTTCGTCTTCCATAATAATATTATCACCATCAGTTTCTTCAAGTAATACACCAAAGGTATTGACAGTATCGTTAATTTCAAGTCCCTCATTATAAGTAGAGGATTGTTCTAGTGTAAACTGATATTGTCCAGTATCGGCAGATAGGTCTGACTCTATGTTGTCAAGAACTGTAATACCAGTATCAATCGCTTCTTGACTGTACTCATACTGTTTACATCTTAATTTATATACAGGGTTGTTATCTAATTGATGAAAAGGTTCATCATGGTCAACAAAACTAATTTCGAATAGTTTGTTAAGTATAGGTGTAAATATTAAGTCACCCTCTAGTGGTCTGTCTGCATCTGTGGTCACAGTATCATTGATAAGGTAGAACTCACTACCACTTTCTTCAGACAATATAAAAGATGTATTATCATCTTCTAACATAATCTTATCATCTGCATTAGTAGATGAACTATCAGTTCCACTTAGAGTTACAAAACTCTGTGTAATTTGTGTCTCTAGTCTTGATGATGTTGTAGTCTGGTCTATCGTACCAGCTTCTAATTGTATTGAACCACCTGTAGTTCCAGTTCCATCTTCAAGAGTAATTTGACTATCCATTTCTTGAAATCGTTTTTTGTTAACAACAAAGGTTATCTCGTTTCTATTTTCTAATCCAAACTGAGATATTAGTTCTTTTTCACCAGCGTATCCACCAGTTGCATCTTCAACATACATTTCTATGGGGTGTTGTGTGGTAAACTTACTGAGAGAGTCTTCACCCAAAACATTATCTCTTGCAACCAAAGTTCTATCCATGTAGTATACATCATGTCCGTATATCTGTATCGCCTCTTTTATTAGGTCACTATATAGATTTCTTTCTGCTTGTATTGATGCAAGGTTATTTGTTTTGAATATTGCGTTGACAGCCATAACACTATCCCATCATGTATTCTGGTGGTAGTTCAAATGCAAGTTGTATCTGTTCTTCTAATCTGTTGATTTCTTCTTGTGCTTGTGAGTATATCTCTGCACCATTCATCTCAACACCACCAAGTAGTTGTACTCCTTGAAACTTAGAGAGGTTCGCACCCCATTGTCTTTTGATAAGTGCAGTTGTATATCTCTTGAGATAGATATCATCAAAGATGTCTGGATAAGATGCTGGATCTATCTTTCTGTAACACTCTATGATAAGATGTTCGCCCACATCTATATCGTTTGCAAAGTCCATATCCAGATATAATCTGTTCTGGTGTTGATTAAAACGTACTGGTTTCTCTCCTACCAATATGTGTGATAGAAAGTCCAGTTGTTGCATTGTCATTTGATATTGTAGAATAGATGTTGATGAAAAGTCATACAGGTCATTAAGTCTAAGTTGATAACGAATATCAAACATATTATTTGTGTTCGCATCATCAAATGGAAATATTTGTAAAACCGACACAACAGCAGGAGGCATGGGTATAAAGTTCTTACCCTCTAGAAATGTTGCAGATATAGTTCCGTCTTTTGTATCTGTTGCAGTTGTTGAGTCGTTTGTTGCGGCTCTGTCAATATCATCCTGTGTCATTTTGTATTTTAAATACATCTTCTCAACACCATCATAGTGGTATTGTGCAAAGTACTGTAGTGCCTCATCTATTCTATCGTCTACTTGTGCATCTGATACATTGATATCAATAACACCAAACCCAAGATTGCGTAAACAGTAATCTTTAAAAGTAGACCTAGTTGTAGGTATCGCCATTTAAATAGTCCTTATGAGTGATCATTATCAAACTGGAATGTATTCCATCCTACACCAGATAGTGTTATTCCATGTGATGCAAGAACTAATAAAACATCTGAGGTTGCATCTTCAAGTAGTATTCTATCGTTTTCATTTACAGATGTGTTCTGTACTATGTTATCACCAGCGTTTGCAGAACCATCTGTACTATTTAGTATCAATCCATCTAAAAGTTCTATTGTTCCTGTCTTATCTGGTAATGCGACTGTTCTGTCAGCAGTAGGTTCATCTATACTAAAAGTTGTTTCATTTGAATCTGCTGTTGCACCTTCAAATACAAATGCTTCTGTAACATTTATCACCTGTTGATTTGTGGTTACAGTCGTTCCAGAAACAGTCAAGTCACCAGATATACTAACAGCACCAGCGACTGTGAGAGTACCACTTGCAAGTGTCATCAAGTCGGTGTCATCAGTATGACCTATCGTAGTTCCGTTTATTATCACATTATCTACTGTGAGTGTCGTGAGTGTTCCAACTGACGTAAGACTTGATGCAGTTATACCACTCGCAAGTGTCGAACCAGATAAGTCTGTACCTTGTACTGTTGGTGTTCCAAACTCAACCGCTGTTCCACCACTATTAACTTTAAGTGCTTGACCAGCAGTTCCTATTGTGAGTGCGACACCCAGACCTCCGTTACTAAGTGCAACTGTATCTGATGCTTGAAATTCTGCAAGACCTGTCGCAACATTACTTGCGTTAAAAACTGCTTTAATTGGAGCTGCATCTGCCATATCTTATTATCCTTTAAAAACTAAACAATTCTGGGTTAGAGTCTTCTAATGCAGTTCCATCTGACAATGTAAATGAACCAGCATCAGTGAAAACATAACTAAGACCCTTTGATTGAAATTTAAATGTTGCGTTTGCCGTTGATGTTCCTCCAGCTCTACTGAAAAACTCAACACTAGTTGAAGTTTTACCATTACTTCCAGCAATCGCAATGTTGTCGTCAACAACCTTTGAACCACTAGGTAGAGTAACACCATCAGAGGAAATCGTAACTGTACCAGAACCATCAGAAGAAATAGTTGCACCACCTAAGTCAATGGTTTGTCCAGATAAGAATAAGTCTTTAAATCTCTTACCATTTGAACCTAAACTTCTTACATTGTTTTGGTCTGGTATTATGTCCTCTGAAATATTATCAAAACCAACTGAACCAAAAGTATCATTTTCTAAGTTAAAGAAATCACCCTCGTTTGCACCATCTGAGTCAGTGCCCTCTAACAACACCTTTTCGTTTGTTTCTAAAACTATCGCTTCTGTTACTCTTACTATACCCTCGACTTTACCAGTTGAGGCTTTGTATGCAAGAACTCGTCCATCATTAAATACTGTACTATCTGCAAAAGTTGATAGTCCACCAAACGTACCATCTTCTAAATCTAAACGACTACCAGCATCATCTTGGTCAGAGTTAGTTCCATCCAATGCAAGGAAATCTCCATCTTCTGTAATAAGATTTTCTGTTTCTGGGTCTACACCATCAAACTTACCTTTTGTTGCGTTAAATCTAAAAATTCTACCATCTACAAGAGCGGAGTCTGTATCAACATCATCCATATCCTGTATCTTAACTGCACCACTACCACTGTTACCATCATATGCGTTTTGTTTTGCTTCAAGATTACGTTGCATAACAGTTCTAAACTGTTCAAACTCTTTGCGTAGTCTAGTAAGACTATCATCTGGTTGTGCAACTTTTCTTTGTAATGATGTTTCGTCTGGGGTAAGTAGACTATCCTTGATAGAGTTTGGAAAACTTTGTTCACTCATATCAACTGGTTTTTCTTCTGGGGGTAGTTTTGCAATCTCATCTAAGAAATTAGACATATACTTCTGTTCTTTCACAGATATCATAGCCTTTTTGATTGGTCTAGGTTTCTTAGGTTGTACTGGTTTTTCTTGAAATTCTTTTAATAGTTCATCTGGTATCTCAGATGTTTCTTCTACTACAGGTTCAAAGTTTTCATCTTCTGGAATTAAAGGTGCGAACAGTTCTCCTAGTGCTTCAACCTTTTTATCATTCTTCTCAACGTCTTTCTTTATCCAATCTGATACTTCTTTACCGACATCATCAGTTGGGTCATCTTGTATCTCTGACTCTTCTTTTTTCTTATTATCGTCTGAAAGAGACTCCATAAGACTAGAGAACAAATCCAGACCTTTTTCCTCTTTTTTAGAAAGTTGTACTTCTTCTTCAACAACTTCCTCTACAATAGGTTCTACTGTCTGAGATTTATTTCTCTTAACTTCAGCTTCTAACTTCTCAAAGATTTTACTGAATTTGTTTTTTGCACTTTTTTCCATAAAAATCCTCTTTATAGGTATTTATAAAGAGTTACTTTTATCACCATGCAAAAGGTCACCACTGACTAATCGTTTGGTGATTTGATGCTTTAACTCTTGTAAATCGTCAATATAATGATTATGGTCACACTCATGACAATCAGACATCTTACGTTCACTCATTTCGTCTAATCTGACAAGAATCATATCTACTATACTGTATCCATTATCATGTTTCGTTGTTTTAGGTCGTCTTGTAATCATAATTATCCATCTGGGTTTACTGTTGTCCACCCTACTGTATTATCTGCTTGATAGGCAGACTCGTCCCAATAATAAGCGTTATCTTGATCGGTAGGCAGAGTTATTGGAGCCTCCCATAAACCAGTTGATGTATTTAAAGTCCAACTTGCATATGGTTGTGCTTCATAGAACATATCACTTGTTCTATTATACTTATAACCCACGCCTGGACAGTTCTTACGTTGTCTACCATCTTGTGCGGCTATTACTGTTGATTGATCATCAGATGGAGTTTTGAATGAGTTTTCACCTGTAGCATCTGCTACATAATGAACACCACCAAACATATTAAAACTGTACTGAACCCAATCAGATGGAGAACCAGACAGTTTCCCACCAGATACATCTGCATCATCTGTTACATGAACAATTTCTGTTACTGTTCCTACGTTGTTTGTATAGTTCTCAACTTTTGCCCAATGTCCCATATTCATTCCTACGATGTATACTGATATCTAACAATGACTATTCCAGAACCACCATTAAATCCGCCTGGACTTCCATCACTTCTTCTTCCACCACCACCAGAACCAGTATTACCAGATCCAGCAGTTCCGTTACCAGCGTTGGTTGGATTTTCTCCACCACCACCAATACTACAAGTTCTTGATGTACTTTGTCCACCAGTTCCACCAGCGGCATAGTTTGTGTTGGTTGCTCTTATGTTAGAGGCTTTGCAGTTTCCACCGCCTCCTCCACCGCCACCACCGCCGTTTCCACCAGCGCCTCCGCCTCCACCAGCGTTTGAACCACCATCATATCCGTAAGTTCCTCCATGACCCCCACCAGCGCCTTGACCTCCACCGCCTCCAGAACCACCTGGCGAAGAACCACCGCCTTGGTCTTTATTACCACCATAACCACCACCAGTTGCAGTAATACCATTGAAGTTTGAAGCACCACCTTGAGAGTTACTTCCACCCCCACCAGCGATAGTTACATAGTGTCCACCAGTTGTTGAAAAAGATGTATCTCCAGCGGCACCATGACCACCACCTTGAGTACCATAACTTGTACGCATACCACCAGCACCAGCACCGCCTCCGTATCCGTTGTCTCCTCGACCTCCACCGCCGCCTCCAGCGACAATGAGATACTCAACTGCTTGGTTTCCAGCACTATTTCCTACGTTGGTAACTGTGAGTGTTCCACTACCATTGAAAACGTGTATTCTATTATTTCCACTAGTGAAGTTTGAATTACCACCAGTTGCTTGAACATACTGTGCGTTTGATGTTCCGTAGAACTCACTTACTGATATTGTACTAGAACTTGGAATACCAGAAGCCGCATCATAAAATTCACTTAAACTATGGGGTGTAGTTCCACCAAACTCTCCAGCGATTTCACCGATTGATATTGCTCCAGAATTTTGTAGTGTCATTTAAGTCTCCTAATTATTATTCGTGGTCATGATCTCCAACATGACCATTTTTACTATGCATTTTTTTTAATTCTTTTATATCTTCTCCGTAAGAACTAAGGTTGTCGTAAACGTAGTTCTTCAGACTTTCCATTTGTTTTTCAATTCTTTGTACATCTGATGCTACTACTTGACCTAGTTCTTTTACTGACTCTATGAGTAGAGCAGTTAACTTACCATAGTCAACTGATTTAGTTCCCATTTCATCATCAGCAGTTTTCACTACCTCTGGAACTACTTCCTCTACTTCTTGTGCGATAACACCTATTTGTGTTTTTGCATCTTGAATATCTGATCTCTTGTAAGAAACACCTCTAAGTTTCATTAACTTCTCTAGACCATTTTCTATGGTTTTTATATCAGTCTTGATTCTTTCATCTGAGAACGCAGTAACATCAGCATTAAATGTTGCAGCTCCAGCAGCAGAATAATCAATAGTAAGTGCAGTAATTTGTGTACCACCATCATTACCTTTTAATATAAAATCTTTATCAGAAGTAGTGGTGTTTACCACAAAATCTGTAGATGAGTTAGTAAGAGAACCAAATTGAGTTCCATCATCTTTAAAATTTATATCACCACCATTAGCATCTAGAGAAATATCACCAGCAACATCAACTGTTAAGTCACCAGAAGTTAAGGCAAAAGTTGTTCCGTCTATGGAGAAGTTATCTATAGTCACACCACCATCAAAGTCTGCTGACGTTCCTGATACTGCTTGACTAAATGTAACAACACCATTTGCTGCGATTGCAATTGCATCTGTGTCAGAGGCAGAACCTATTGTACCAGCGTCTGCAATAACTAGACCAGCGCCTGAGGTAATTAAAGCACCTGACGTTATTCCAGCAGAAGTGGTTAATAGTCCAGCAGAACTTAGTGACATTGTTTCGGCTGCGGCCGCAGAGGCAGCGGTCTTGAAAGATAGTTTAGTTGCATTATTACTTGCACTAAAGTCACCCTCTGATACTGCTTCGATACCAGCTGCAACTAATATCGCATCTCCAGAACCAGTTCCCTCATCTGGTGCTTGAAAATTTAAAACACCCAATTTATCATTGGCTGCAATGTCCGTATCACCAGTTTGTAGAGTAAGTGTTGGAAACTTATCGTCTGCTGTGGCTGCGTGTTTAAGTATAAGACCTGTATCTGCAACGTGTGTTAGTGTAATCTCTTGGTCATTACCAAATTGTATTGTTCCACCATCTGCAAGAAATAAATCAGAAAATTCTGCGGCTGCAGTACCAAGTGTCGCTCCGTCTGCACTTGCAGGCACGATTGAAGTTCCCACAGTTGCAGTATTTAAAACAGGACTTGTTAATGTTTTGTTTGTAAGTGTTTCTGATAATGTTAATGTAGAAACTGTTGCAGTTCCAACTGGTAAAGTAACTGTTACGTCACCAGAAAAGTCTGCGTGTGCAGGCGCTTGTAGTTGTACATAGTGTGCGTTTGAATCTTCACAATAAAATCTTACATATGACTGAGCACCACTATTTTTGATTGATATCGCACCAGACTCCATTGCAATACCATTAGTACCATCAACTTGAAATACAGCAGTTCCGTTGAGTGTCGCTTCTATATTACCATTAGCGGCGTCCACAATTTTCAATGCAGACGAGTTTGTTCCACCATTTGTATTCATGATTAAATCAGTTGCACCACCAGTGGTAACTGTTAATGTTCCAGCACCATTAGATGATAAAGTTGCGGCCGCACCAGCGTCACCGACTGTGACTGTATCACCAACAAGAACTACATCACCAGTTCCGTTTGGTGTTAGTGTGATATCACCATTTGCACCATCTGTGATAACAATTGTACCAGAGTTAGTTCCACCATTTGTACTTAGTGTTAAGTCTGTAGCACCACCAGTTGTAACTGTTAACGCACCAGCACCATTTGAGGTCAAAGTCGCAGCTGCACCAGAGTCACCAACTGTTACTGAGTCAGCAGAAAGAACTACATCACCAGTTCCGTTTGGTGTTAATGTAATATCATTATTTGCACCATCTGTGATTACGATTGTACCAGAGTCCGTTCCAGAGTTTGTAGATAGTTTGATATCTTGTGTGCCTGGAGTGGATAAGTGACCAACCTCAGTACCACTTCCTAGTGTAATGAGATCTGAGTCTAGGAGAATATTACCTGTTCCATTTGGTTCAATCTCTACGTTTGCGTTTGAGGCAGATGTAATCTTGTTGCCGTTTACATCAAGATCGCCACCCAACTGAGGAGTTGAGTCACCAGCAAGAGATGCAAGACCACCAACAGAACTAAAGATGTTATCTACAGTAATCTTTTTTAACGTAGTTGCAGAAACATCTGCGATAAGTAGAACGTCAGTTCCACTTACAACATCACCAGAACTAAGTGCAGTCTTATCACTGAAGATTGCTGTGTCGGTTGTTTCAGTTAGAAAAACTGTTCCTGTTGCATCTGGTAGTGTGATTGTTCTGTCAGCGGTAGGATCTGTTACTGTGAGTGTTGTTTCATTAGTACTATCAGTTGCACCCTCAAAGACTATTGTTCCGTCTTCTAAGATGTTGAGTGCAGAGGTAGATGTGGTTGTTGCACTAACTGAACTAAATGTGAGAGTTCCAGATTCTAATCCATTAACATCAGTCTGAAGATTGTTGAATTGTTGTCTAAAATTCTCAAGTGTATTACTTGTTGCGATTTGTGTTGCTGATATTGCCATATTAGTCTCTTTCCAATAATGTTTTTAACATACTCTTAATTTCATGCATCTCACATTTAAGATTATTTATCTCCCTTGATGCACCTCTTATTTCATCTCTTTGTTTTTGAGCTTCTTCTGCTCTTCGTTTTGCGAGATTATATGCTGTTTTATCTTTTTTTATAATTGCATGACTGTTAGTATCTCTAACTAAACCATTATACCCTTGTACTTTTATATAGTCACTCATCTTATGTTGCCAACGCTATAACTCGTAAATCTTTGAGTAGTGGTGGATTAGCTGCATCTGTGCCTTGCATCACTATCTTGATTTGAAATTGTGAAAACTCTGGTAGTGGTTCTCCTATACCATCATCTGTAACACCAGCGGTGAACACATATTCTTGAAAATCTTCATCTGATAGAGAATTTCTCACAGTAGAGTCTGTAGTTCCTGTTGTGTTAAAGAATGAAAACCCCTTTTCATCAAAGTCTACTGACTCATCAGAACCTAGAGTTTTGTGTAAAACTTTAATTTCAGACGTTGATTTCTTTGCGGCTGCAAAGAACACCTTGAGTGATGTCGCTGGGTTTTCAAGTGCAATACCTCTAGTTAAGTATACTGCAACATTGTTATCACCATCTGGTTCAGTTGATGCATTGAAGTCTGTAGTTGGATATACATCAGATGAACTGTCAATATTATTAATTCTATTTGCAATCAAGTTGACTGACGCTCTATCCAAGTCGATTACTGGAGATAAGTTTGCATTAGTTGTTGATAATTTTAAGTCTATGAAGAAAGACTTAGAACCAGATAATTCGTTTGTTTCATTGACTTGTGATGCGACTAATCTAGTTGTTTCAAAATCAAAGTTCTCCCCAAGAGGGAACGCTTGTGCATTTCCAGATGTTTCTGTTGTAAAAGATGTTTCTGTACCACTTGGACTTGTACCAGATGTTGTCCTTACAGTTGACTCAATCGAGGTATCTATTAGTTCTAATGTAGAGATAGCACTTTGCATTAGTTCAAATCTATAGTTCGCACTTGCAAATACAGAAGTTCCACCCACCTGTACATCACCAGATGTACCAGTCACAGATGGTGTACTTGTTATCGAAAGTGTGTATGAGTCAATACCTATATCTGCAATTGCAGTATGAGTTTTGTTTATCTCTGTTAAAGGAACACCATTTATTTGATATAGTTCTATAGTATCACCAACTGCGTGTGCGGCTGCATCTGAAGAACCAATACCTCTGGTTAAACTTGAAAGTGTAGTTCCAGATATTGTACCAGACATTATCTCATTATTGACCTTTACTGTTACAGTTCCAGAACTTGGAAAGTTTGTTGCAGACGTAATGACTAAACTTGTTGATGAGATAGTAATTGCAGTTGTAGCGACTGTTGTTGATACACCAGAAGATACACCAGTTATAACTACGTTGTTACTGGTACTATACATTCCATGATTTCTATGATTTACTTTTACTTTAGTAGTTCCGTTAGTAATTATTATTGGATTTGCAAGAAGTTTTTCTGCATAGACAGGAGTAGAAGAACCCTCTTCAATAGTTCTCGCTTCTAAGATATTATCGTTAGTCATAGATATCGTTGCACCACCTGTATTAAATACAGCTTTTCGTAGTGTAAACTTCATGTCTTGAGATTGCACTGCATCCCATGTTCTATTATTCTGAGATTTAAATAAAGTTCCAAGATGTGGTTGTGCAGATATAACTCTCTTAGTTCCACCTACGTCTTGTTCACCCATTTGTGATATCCATACTTTGTATTCTAAACTATTAGACATCACAACAAAACAATACTCAGTACCCTTTTGTAAAAAGATTGGAGAGTCAAAGGTAAAAGTTGTTGCAACATTTCCTGTGTCTGAGTTAATGTTGACATCTGCTGGTTCTAAAACTTTTCTACCAAAAGGTATCAGTTTAGGGCCAGGGTATCCATTTACAACATTTCTCACTTCAACCCAAACAGGTAAAATATTATCTTTCTGTGAAAAGAATAAATCTAAACTCGTTAGAAAACAACCACCTGTTTCTATCACAAGAAATGTTTGTGCGAGTGGATCAAAAGATGTAATATCTGGCGGTTCACTATTTGCACCACCACCATCTCTATCATCATCTGCAAATCCTATAACTCTAGATGCAACAGTAGATGTATCAGTAACACTTGTTGATTGATTAACACTCATCTGTACAACCTCTGCGTTTCTAGTTGCAATAATTGTTTCCTGTACAGTTTCACGAATACCAGATGATATGTAAGTTGTTTGTCCAGCAGAAAGTGGAGAAGGAATTTTTAAGTTTGTTGAACTTGATGATAATCTAAATTCTAATTCACCACTCTTAAAACTTGGTTGTGACTCTTGACCTTGAAATCTATACTCTGGTATTCTAAATGAGAATGAAGCTTTACCAGACCCATTCGTAATTAATGGACTTCCCTCAACTGGTGATGTAACATTAGAAAACTCTTCAGCAGATGGTGTAACAAATGTACTCATGTCTTTACCATCAAAGAACGCATACAATCTTATGCCTGGTCTGAAACATTCTCCTGTAACAGTTAGAGTTCTTGGTCTTACGAAAGGTATGATGGCTCTTGATATAACTCTGTTACCTAGTGACTCTTCCTCTATATTCTCTACAACTTGTGTGTTAACACCTGTTCTTGTCAAATCTGTTCTAGTGGTTTCTATTGTTCTTTCAACAATAGTTTCTCTCATTCCAAAACCCCTACCTGTTTCAGTAGTTCTTGAAACAACTCCACTCCATTGTGTCTGCCATGCGTTCCATACAGTTCCCATAACACCTCGATTTCTTAGTCCTGCTTGAATAGTGTTAAAGTTACCCTCAACATTGATAATCAACGCTGGAACTTCCTCTGTTTCAAACCACTCATCACCACTTGGTTCTAGAGTTATCTTACCAACCCACTCATGTATAAGATATGTTTGAACATTCTCAACTCTTGTTGCATATGGTTGTGTGATAAATGCACTTGATGTATATGGTAGTGTTAGTAGGTCACCTGTCTTTTGATAACCAGAAGTTGTTCTTGCAGTATCAGAAGTTGCAACCTCAGTAAGTGCAACATTTCTCATGACACACTTAGGTCTTAGTAAGTTCTGTTCCATATCAATCGCAACTTGATAATCTTTGTGTAGAACATCACCTACTCTGTGTCCACCAAAGTTATCAACAATAAATCCAGATTTAAATCTATTCAATCCATTTGCATCTTGTATTTCAAAAGACTCTGCATCTCTTTCTAATAAAGACAATGCAGTTACGGCTTCTATATTTTCAATTCTATTTTTTAGTCTACCAATATCTCTCATGGTAAACCTTTGTGTTTTTTCTCTTCTTACTCTAACATCAGTTGGTTTGAATGTAAATGCAGGCAAGTCAATTGTCGCAAGTTTCATTCCGTTGTCTATATCTTTTGGTAGTCGTGGAAACTCTGCTGATGCACCCTCTAGTATTTTAAACTCACCTGTAGTTGTTAGGAATATAGTTGCAATTTTACCAAGAAAAAATTCAAAGTCGTGGTTGGAAGAACTATCTGGTTTCGGTGTGTTAACTACAACCGAACCTGTTCCACTAAAAGACCTTGAGGTAAAGTCAAATGAATTACCTGTAATGGTATCCGTTGCAGTAACAGTTGTTGATGCACCTGTAACATCTGCGACTGTTGGTCTAAAGTCTAAACAATCTCGTAAGTCAAAATTACCAGTTGGTTCTGGGTCATCTGGGTCAATTCTTGCGGCTGTGTATGTTGGTATATCATCATAGTTCATCTGACCAGCAACTGGACTATAGGAGTCTACTGAGAAGAACTCACCAGAACCATGTGAGAAAAAGTCAAACACTACAAGTAATCTACCACTTGGTGACACCACGCCTGGTTTTCTAACTATTCTACCTATGTCGTAAATATTATCTCTCTGTCCTGTGTCAAGTTCAAAGTTCTGTGTAACTATCTTACTACCAGCAGTTTTAGTTCCTACAGTTGCAGTCGCACCAGACGACTCTCCTGTTATTGTTTCTCCAACTGCAAAATCAGTCACACCAAATGTTCCGTTCAGCGTATATGTCATTGGAGTTGTTGTGGTTAGAACTCTACCTTTTGCATTTGTTGTACCACCTGTAATTTTCTCACCTCTGGTAAACGTACCAACTATACTTGATATTTCCATAGTGGGTGCAGTTGCATCTGCACTTGTATCTTCTGAGTCATATACTGCTTGTAATCTATAAACGTCTGCACGACCTAGTGATATTTCTTTATCACTCGCTCTTACACCATACGCACCATCATCATCACTTGCAAGAACTTTTACTTGTTTCAATAAATTAGTAGTTTTAATTCTTGCAGTCACAGATGTCTTGGTAACAGTTCCTATGAACTTAACTTTTGCAGATGCTCCCAGAACAGTCGCATCAGTTATGGTGACTGTATTACTACCAGTTCCAGATATATTACCTGTCATATCAACATGGTCACCTTGAGCTCCTGTACCACCACCAGCCGTTAAGATTGATATTGAGTAATCTAGGTTTGAAAAACTAGCGAATGTTTCATTTGTTCCAGCAGAAAATGAAACAGCACCAGATGCGTTTGTAGTACCTACGAACTGTCTTCTAATAACTATTTGTGAGTCACTTGCACCAGCGTTGTCATCTGTTAATAGAGTTTTTATCACTCTCTTAGGTAATCTAAATATCGCAGTATTTTTTTCTGGTTGTTGTAAAGTTGCAGACCTCACTGTTTCCAATTCAACTCTGTCAAAGTCAGCACCATCTTCACCCAGAACAAAGTCACCATCACCATCTTCTTGTCTTACAAAAGATAATTGACCTCTTTTATTTTCTGATAAATCAGCAGTAAAATCTTGACCACCATCATCATCATCCATAAAGACTGCCTTTGCATCTTCAAACTTAAATGATCTTGTTTCAGATACAGTTAAATCAGCGTTTGAGGCATCCTCTATAAGTTGACCTGTTTCTGCACTATCAGATGCAAGTATCTTTTCACCTGCTGAGAATGTCCCTCTAACATTCACAAGGTTTATTACAGATGCAGCTCTAAGTCCATCATCACTAGTTTCTGTACTGAAAACAAATCCAACTGCTTTAGATGTTGCACCCTCTAGTCTTACACCACCACTTGTGTGTGTTGCAGTTAGTAGGGGACTTGGTGTATCACTTAGTGTCAGTCTTGTAAACATTTGAACATCAAACAAGAACAGTTTATGTTCTGCGGCTGTATCTCCAGCGACACCTTGAAAAAACTCAAACGCTCTTGGTCTTGCAACACCTATATTTTTACCCATTCCAGTTGTAGCACCTCTGGTTGATGTTGGTAATTCAAATAGTTGTAATTGTTTGTATGGTGTTGTTTCACCAGATATGTCACCAATGTCAGGCATACCATATGCATTTGTTACTCTAACAAAGTTACCTACTTCTAGATTAGTAACACCAGCATTTATAGTTCTTACATCTCTCGCTTTTTCTAAATCTTTAAATGTTATCGCAGTCTTTTCTATTTCAAATCCACGAACATACGCTTTTCCAGGCGTTACTGCGATTGCGAGTTTACTCTCTCCAGCAGTTCCACCATCATCAGTAGTTGCACCACTAGAATATACACCACCAAACTCTTTTGTTTTTACAGAATTATCAATACTTTCTCTAACATCAAACTGAAATGGTCTAGTTGTGTAATCACCAGACTCATCAAAAGTTCTTCTTGCAAAAGTTTCACCTATCTGAGAATACTTTGTAACGTCAACTCTGTTCTCTGTAAGTTGACCTCTTTTTACTGTAACTAATTCTACAAAGTCTGTATCATCTGTTGAACCAGAATCTTTCTTTGCAAGTGTAAGATTAATTTTTAATCTATGAGCACCTTTAGCTGCAAAGTTTGTTGTTCCTGTTGCATTATCCGTAAGACTTGAATCTATTTCTGGTGTAATAAGTTCTTCTAAAACTGTGAAACCTACACGATTACTTTCTGTGGTTGAACTTGAACTTAATAATAAAGTTTGTTCTGCACATCTTACAAACTGTCCACGAATGAAATAAACACCCTCCTCTACTTTTACAGAAGAACCTAATTGGGCTGCACTTGAAGAGTGTGTAGTTGCAGATGCTACCTCAGTGGCATATGATGAGGTGTGTGTAATTGAAACATCTGCTGTTATATTTTCACCATCTACAAAGGACTCTGTTGCATTATCTGTACCAGAGTTTATGTATCTAAGTATCAATAATGGTTGTGTCGTTGCAGTTGCATCTTGATACCCAATAACGTATGCTTTCATACCACTTGTTGCACCTGTGATAGTCACAGGAGTCGTTGCGTTATAATACTGACTTGGTGTAATTGTTTCTCCAGCGAATGTGGTTGCAAGTTGCACATTAGTTACTGCTTTTGAATAAGTAACTTGGCCTGGGATAACGACAGTTCCCTCTTGGAACATATGTCTACCAAACCTTTCGATTTGGTTTTGCATGATTGACTGAAGTTGTGTTAGTTCTCTCGCTTGTATTGCAAAGCCAGGACGAAAGAGAACACGATGAAAATTATCATCTTTGTCATAATCGTCATAATAAGGTGCAATGTTTAGGTCTGTAATTTGTGGCATACTAGAACTCTATGATAAGTTTGATGTCTTCCGTTTGGTCTGACGCTCTTGAGATTGGTTTTCTATTTTCCAGATAGATTATAGTACCACTATCTGGTTGTAACTCTGGATTTGCATAACCAGTTGTCAATGATATTGTATTGTTATTTGCGAGTGTGACTGTTTCAGTTACACTTGATGGTGTTAGTGTTGCACTTGATGTTCCACCTGTGATTGTGTTTGTTCCACTAAACGCAACGTATCCACCATTTGTAGAACTTGTACCAAAGTCTGCAAATCTTTCTTGTTGATAGTAAAGTAAGTTTCTACTTGAGTCAAACTCAACCACCTTTCCTACTGCACCAGTCGATGATTGTGTTATCTGTTCGTCTGCTGAGAATGTACCAGAAACACTTGAACCTTTTAAAACAAAAGTTTGTCGTGCAGTTGAGCTACTTGCGACTGTTGATGTTCCAAAAGTAGTTGGGTCTACAACAAGACCAACCTGTCTAAAATCGTTTGCAGTTGTAAAGTCATCACCCTCTGCTTGTGTTAGTGTTGTAGATGTCATCACAAAATGTCCACCTAGTTCTGCAACTGCATCATTACCATGTCCCTCTTTAGGACTGATAACGACTGATACTACACCACCACTTCCACTTCCCATAGAAGATGCACTCGATAAGTCTGAGTCAGAGAATGTAAAACTAGAACCTAAGTTTACTGTTCCAAATGTGTAACTAGTTCCAGCGGCATGAATTGTTGTGTCTGAACCAGCAGTCAATCCAAAAGATTGTATTCCACCACCTGATACTGTAATCCTTACAATCGCACCAGATGATGTTCCTTGACTTGTTCCATCTCCGAACACGGCTGCGTAGTAAGTTCCGTCTGAGTATCCAGAACCAGCAGTAATTATTAGTGACTCAATAGCACCATCAGTTGCGGCCGCACTTACAGTTGAGTCAGTAGATACTGGCATGAAGTCCGTTGTTAAGAACTTAGCGGCATCAGATGAGGATATAGAGTACATATACTTGAGAACATATCCACCTAATGCAAATGGTGATGTGGACTCAGAGGTTGGTTCAGAACCAGAGTATGAAGTTCCACCATTGTTGTCTAAAACTTTGTATACTCTGTTCGCAGACGTTAGGAAATAAAATGTTGAGTCATATAGATTAGATGAACCAGAAGTTGTTGTATTGTCTGAACTAATGTTGTGTTCATACATATCGTAGGTCGTTCCGTTTGCAAAGTTTCTTCTTACAACTGCTCTTGTAATGTCAGATGAAGATATATTCTTTGCACCCAACATTGAGTCCCAAGAGTAATACTCTGTTTGTCCTACTGAGTCTGCTGGTGTGGGTGGTGAACTATCACTACCCCCAGATGTAGCAGATGAAAAGGGACTTGACTTTCCCAGAAATAAGTAGTATACACTTGCAGATGCTTCAGTAAATGATTCGACAAATTGTGAGGCATTGTGCAGTCTAAACTTTTCAGTGATTATTGCGGCCATATTCTAATCCTTTGTTTTATTTATACGTTTATTTATGGTATTATTCCTGTTGCACCTTCTAAACTTATATTATCACCAGCATCAGCGGTGGTGTCTAATACAAGAAATGCAATCTCCCCAACATTATCTAATGTTCCATCTTCAAGAACTACTTCTCCAGTATCCCTCACATTAATTACAGAACCACGAACAAATGGTTGATTACCAATTCTTACTTTTGTACTTGTTGAACTATTTAGTCTTAGA